AAAACACAATTTAGACTTTTTTTACATAGACAATGGATATATAGGAAATCACAACTATAAAAAACCTTGGTATTACAGAATAAGTTACAATCAATTGCAAAATACACGTATTGGCAAGTTCGGCAAGAGCAGAATACATACTCTTGAACTTGACGGAAGATACGAAGACTGGAACAACGATGGCGATTACAACTTGCTTGTGATGCCATTAGCAAATAAACTGTTCACTTGGTTTAACAAAGATTACGACACATGGAGACAAGAAACTTTAGAACACTATCAAAGTCTAGATACATACTGTGTAGTTAGAGACAAACCTGGAGGAAGAGCAAGTAGGCAACAACGTTTTCGTGACATACTGCCACTCATACGTGGAGCACGTAAGGTGATTACACATCACAGTATGGCCGCAGTAGAAGCACTATGTCTTGGTAAGCCAATTGAAATACTAGGAGAGAGTGCAGTACAACATTGGCAAAATCAAACCAATTTTGATAGACAGGAAATGTTAGAACATATAGCACACAGTCAATTTAACAGAGATGAATTTGCAGACGGTACTGCTTGGAGAGTAACAATGCAGTATCAACAAACAGAATAGCCTTAGGACCGATCCAAAGGCTAGGGAGGGAACTGCCCTAGGACCAAGTTATCGCTACCCTGGTTTTTAAAGTGCCATTAGTATCAAACAAGTTTTTTAAGACTTGTGTTGTCCATAATCTAAATACTATTAATAAAATACTTGACAGTAACAAATAAATCTACTATAATGCATTATACAAAGGAGTATTTACATGGCAACCCAATTTGACTCAGAACAAAAAGCAAAACTTACACAAATCATTAACGAAGGTATGGGTGTAATGAGCGAAGTAGAAGCACTTAACGAAGGACTTAGTGATACAGTAAAAGCTATTGCTGAAGAACTACAGATCAAACCAAGTGTGCTTAAGAAAGCAATACGTATTGCACACAAAGCAAGTTACACTGCAGAAAAAGAAGATCAAGAACTACTGGATGAGATTCTTACTACCGCAGGAAGGACTTTATAGTCTGTGAGTTATGTAGACGCACTATTTGATAGAGAAAAAGATCGTATACATGTTGTAGAACGTATTGATGGCAGACGAGAATATCGTGAATATCCTGCAACATACTGTTTTTACTATGCAGATCCTAGAGGCAAGTACAAAAGCATCTATGGAAACCCTGTGAGTAGATTCTCAACACGTAACAACAAAGAGTTTCGCAAGGAACTCCGTATGCAATCTGGTAAAGATATATTTGAATCAGATATTAATCCTGTGTTTAGATGCTTCGAAGAAAACTACAAAGACCAAAACGCACCAACACTACAAACTGCATTTTTTGATATCGAAACAGACTTTGATCCTGTACGAGGATACAGTAGTGTTGGTGATCCGTTCAATCCTGTGACTGCGATAAGTGTGTATCTACAGTGGATGGAACAATTGGTTACATTGGTACTTCCGCCTAAGACACTGAGTTGGGATACTGCTCAAGAAATATGCAACAAGTTCCCTAACACAATGTTATTTGAACGTGAAGAAGATCTTATTACCACATTCTTAGACTTGATTGAAGATGCAGATATCATAAGTGGATGGAATAGTGAGGGTTACGATATACCCTATCTTGTAAACAGAACTGCAAGAATATTGAGCAAGGATGATACAAGACGTTTTTGTTTGTGGGGGCAACTGCCTAAGAAACGTACATTTGAACGTTTTGGATCAGAGAACATCACGTTTGATACCATCGGCAGAGTGCATATGGATTATATGCAACTGTATAGAAAGTACACATACGAAGAGCGTCACAGTTACAGTTTAGATGCTATTGGTGAACATGAACTCGATGAGAAGAAAACTGCTTATGAAGGCACACTTGATCAACTGTACAATCAAAACTTTGAAACGTTTATAGAATATTCAAGACAAGATACTGCACTACTGGATAAATTGGATAAAAAACTGCGTTTTCTTGCATTGGCAAACGAACTAGCACATGCAAATACTGTATTGCTACAAACAACAATGGGTGCAGTTGCAGTTACAGAACAAGCGATTATCAATGAAGCACATGAACAAGGATTGGTTGTTCCAAACAGACGTGAACGACTCACTGATGAAGATACACAAGCGGCAGGTGCATATGTTGCATATCCTAAAAAAGGTATACATGAATGGATTGGTGCTATTGATATCAACAGTTTGTATCCTAGTGCTATTAGAGCACTTAACATGGCTGGTGAAACTATTGTAGGACAACTGCGTCCTATAATGACCAATAACTATATCAAAAACAAGATGAACAACAAAGCAAGTTTTGCTATGGCTTGGGAAGGCTTGTTTGGCACCCTAGAATACACTGCGGTTATGAAACAGGAACGTGGCACAGAAATTACAGTGGACTGGGAGAACGGCGAAGAAAGTGTACACAGTGCCGCAGAGCTATGGAAACTGATATTTGATAGTAATCAGCCGTGGATATTAAGTGCTAATGGTACTATATTCACATATGAAAAAGAAGGTATTGTTCCTGGACTGCTTGCACGTTGGTATAGAGAGCGACAGGAGATACAGGCAAATCTTAGACAGGCAACCGATCCAGGTGAAATAGAGTTTTTGGACAAGCGACAGTTGGTTAAGAAGATTAACTTGAACAGTTTGTATGGTGCTATTCTCAATCCAGGTTGTAGATTCTTTGATAAACGTATCGGACAATCAACTACACTTACAGGTAGAGCAATTGCACATCACATGGATGCATTTGTTAACGAAGCAATCACTGGCAAATATGATCACATAGGTGATGCAGTAATTTATGGTGATACAGATAGTGTGTACTTCAGTGCGTATCCAATACTCAAGAAGGATATTGATGCAGGCAACATGGAGTGGAACAAAGAAATTTGTATACAACTTTATGATGCTATAAGTGATCAACTGAATGACAGTTGGCCTGCGTTTATGGAACAGGCATTTCATGTGCCAAGAGATAACGGACTTATTATCAAAGGTGGTAGAGAAAGTATTGCTGACAGAGGGTTGTTTATCACAAAGAAACGTTATGCAATCAACATCTTTGACAACGAAGGCAAACGTTTAGATGTTGCAGGCAAACAAGGCAAGATCAAAGCAATGGGTTTGGACTTGAAACGTAGTGATACGCCTAAGGTGATACAGGACTTTTTGATGACACTATTGACAAGAGTTCTTGCTGGTGCCGAACGTCAAGAAATAATTGATATGATTAAAGCATTCAAGATTGAGTTCAAAGAACGTCCTGCTTGGGAAAAAGGATCTCCTAAACGTGTAAACAATCTCACAATGTATAGCAAACGTGAAGAGCAAGAAGGCAGAGCAAACATGCCAGGACATGTTAGAGCTGCACTCAATTGGAACAACATGAAGAAAATGAATTCAGACAACTATAGTCAGAGTATTGTAGATGGCATGAAAACTATTGTTTGCAAACTGAAATCCAATCCACTAAACTGGACATCAATTGGCTATCCAACAGATGAGATGCATATTCCGCAATGGTTCAAAGAACTGCCTTTTGACGATGCATTAATGGAAGCAACTGTTGTGGACCAGAAGATCAGTAATCTATTAGGAGTACTTGATTGGAACCTAGCAAGCGAAACAGATACCACCAACACATTTAATACACTATTTGAGTTTGAATAATGAAATTACAAGATCTACTAATATATCGTAATCAACTTCAAGATATAATCAATGGTGATAAAAATATTCAAGCACTGTTGTTTGCACATCTAAATAAGTTTAACAAAACTGTTAACAGTTCAAATTTTGACACAAATAATCTTAAGCACGACATGTTCAAAAATCAAGCAGAAATCTTGGAAAATTTAAAGGATCTGTACAGTAATCTAAATACCATGTATGATAGTTTAGAATTACAAATAACAGATTTAGAACAAAATTATATAATCAAAAGTGAAAAAATTTACAAAGATGACCTTGAAAAACCTTATCAATTAAAAGACAACGAATATGAAAATTTGCCTTTATTCGGAAAACCTGGTTATATTGAGGATGCAGGGCATGACTCAAATAAAAAGTTTGTTGGAACCTTACTGAAATATACGGATTTCAAATGGCCTGGCTTAGAGCTTGGACCAGCAAAAGGAGATTTGACAAAAAAAATAGTTGCTCTTGATCCTTTATATATTGCTGATACAGACATTAATAAGTTTAAACATGTACAGAAATTATGGAATGATATATACCAAAAGAGATTGAGATATTATGTGCTAGATGATAGTGTAGAAGATCCTATGCATCAGTTACCAAAAGATCAATTTGGATTTATTGTTGCATGTGATTGGTTTAATTTCAAACCACAAGATGTAGTACAAAGATATCTACAATCTGCCTTTGGGTTATTACGTCCTGGAGGTGCAATACTTTTTACCTACAACAACTGTTGTTATCCAAAAGCAGTTGACAAAGTAGAAGAAATGTACTACACTTATATAAATGGGAACACACTTAAAAAGCACTGTGAATCTATTGGTTTTAAAATAATTTCTGAATACAACGGCGAAAAAGAAGCAGATTGGTGTGCAAGTTGGTTAGAATTACAAAGACCTGGAGAACTAACAAGCCTGAGAGGTGGACAAAACCTTGCTGAAATTAACAAATTATAAACTTGGAGATAAAGAATGAGAGACTACTTATTAGACTTAGTTGAACACAGCTATGATTTAGGTTGCATTGATCTAATTAAAATTACAGGAACAGATACTACAACCGCAGTTGATGGACTTGCAGAAGACAAGAGTGTTGTGTTACAAGCAAAGTTTCATAGTCCAGTTGCAGATTACATTGGTACATTTGGTATGCCTAACTTGGCAAAACTAAAGATACTACTTAACATTGGCGAGTACAAAGAAAACGCAGAAATAAGTGTTAAGAGACAAGAACGTAATGGTGAAAATGCTCCTGTTGGACTGCACTTTAAAAACGCCGCTGGTGACTTTAAGAATGACTATAGATTTATGGTTAGTGAGATTGTAAACGAAAAGCTCAAAGGCGTAAAAATGAAAGATGTGCCATGGGATATAGAATTTGAGCCAACAACTGCAAGCATCATGAGATTGAAAATGCAAGCACAGGCAAATGCTGAAGAAACAACATTTCAAACCAAAACAGAAGATGGACATTTAAAGTTCTTGTTTGGTGATCATAGTACACACGCAGGTGACTTTGTGTTTCAGCATGACGTTGGTGGCAAACTTACTAAAGCATGGAGTTGGCCTGTACAACAGTTCATAGCAATTATGAACTTAACTGGAGATAAAACTGTGAGAATATCAGATAGTGGTGCAACTAAGATTACTGTTGATTCGGGCATTGCAGTTTACAATTACATTCTTCCAGCACAAAGCAAATAGATGATTGAACAGGATAACCTAACACTAAAACAGAAAGACTATGCAGTATTTTTGCCTGCAATCAGCAGTTTCTATGCTGGTTACATTGGCAAGGAACGTTTTCCTGCAGGTGACAAGAACAAGATAATTGGTGATAGGTTGCCTAAAGGTATTCCTAATATGGAGGCTATGAACTGGCTGAACAGTAAAGAAAGTTTATTTCCTTACAAGTACAGTTTGTACAGTGCTGGACATGCCAACATGGACCTAAGTGTCACAGTGCCTAAAGAAGATATGGTTCGCAACAGAGAAGCAGACACTATCATGCTTGCTGACTCAGGTGGATTCCAAATTGCTAAAGGTGTATGGCCAGGTGCTTGGGCTGATCCTAAAGACAAGGCTTGTGAAAAGAAACGTGAACAGGTTATTGCATGGCAAATGGGCATAGCAACACATGGTATGACCATGGATATTCCTACATGGACGTACCTGGATAAAGAAGCAAGTGAAGCATGTGGAATTAAAAGTTACAAAGATGCAGTTGATGCTACATTGTTCAACAATGAATTTTGGATGAAGAGTAGAGGTGGCGATCTGAAGATACTAAACGTGCTACAAGGAAGTAACCACACAGAAGCAGACTCATGGTACGATACTATGAAGAAGTTTTGTTCAGACAAGTATGATCGACCATTTGAT